TTGCATCTTTGTCTTTTCTGTTGCCGTTTAGGATATCCATTGCAGCTTCAGAAAGATTTAAATTTTTTTGTGACATCAAATATCTCCTATTAGATTTTTATAATAATTATTTATATAAATTAAATTTTGTATTAAAGTTTTCTTAAAAAGTTTTCGAAGATTTTAAGAGCCATCGGTTCAACTTCTTTAGCTGTAAGTTTTCTTAAAGTATCTCTTGATTCTTCAAGATATTGTTCAACCCAACCTTTACCTTCAATAAACATCCATTCTTTTCCTTCCATTAAACCTTCAACATAGCAATCTTTACCTGATGGATCCAATACAATATCAACTGTTACTAAGCGAAAATCTGGTTGGACGTATTTAATTCCATTAGATTCTTTGATTGAGCCTAATCCTCTTGTTGATACTCCAAAATTTACGCCAGCATCAATAAATGATTTTACGATATTTCCATTAGGAGTATCTAAAACTTTAGCTTCACCATAGCAACGATGATCATCAAAATCCAATTTAGTAATAAGGTGAGATACTTTATCTGGGTTAATTTGCGGTCCTTCTGGGTGAGACAATTCACCTAAAGATCTACGAGTATCAATATAATCTCTTTTATATCTTGTTACTTCAGGTAGCATATGCTCTTTTACATAAACTCTACCATTTCTGTTTTGTTCATTACAATGAATGAAATAACCTTTAATAGTATGATTCTTTTTACCGTTAGCTTCTTCTACAAGAACTTCTGTTTCGGTAAACTCATTTAACAATTTCATCGTTTGTTAACTCCTGTTATTGACCAGATTCTTCCGATAAATCTGTTGATTGTAATTGAGCAGCCTGTTCCAAAATTTCCAAGAAACTTTTATCTGAAACGTGTAATTGTTCTGCTAATTCTTCATTATTGTTGATGAAATTTAAAATTACATCAGCGCATTCTTTATTTATATTTAACTCCGACTGGTCGTCAAATATAATAACTCCTATATCATCATTCTCTGATATTTGTGTTAACTTTTCTAAAACTGATTCTGTTGTATTAGAAAAGCTAGAACCGTCCAAAGGAACAGTGATAAATTGATCTAGATGTTCAGAATGATATAATGCAACTTGTTGCCCATTAGGGAATCTCTGAATATACGTTCTTTTTAGAATTAATACTTGAGGTAAATCTTTATGTACTTTTTTAGTCATAGTATGGATTCTTTGCTGATTTATCTAAAGGTTGTTTATTTGATTTTTTATTTCCTGTAGCAGGTTTACCTACAGACGGATCTTGATCATTTGCATCTTGATCATTAGGCACCCCATCTCCATCTGGATCAGCATTAGGATCTTCTCCAGGTGCTCCAGGAGCTTGACCAGAATCTCCGCCTAATCCAGCCATTGGGTCGTTCATTAACTTTGGATCCGGATATACTTCATCTTTAATTTCTTGTGCAATTTGTTTTTGCATTTCTTCAATTTCATCGTCATCCATTTTAAGGATATTTTTCTGAATCCATTCTTGCGAATAATAAACACCTTTATATGGATCAACAACTGCTAATAAATTTAATCTATTTTGTAATAACTCTGCGTCTTTCATTTCAGCATAATTATTATCTCTAATAAATTCATAATCAAAATCTTGTTTATATACATCAAATTCATCATCAGTGCAAATACCTTTTAATTGGCATTGAACTTTTAATGCTTGATCAAATAAATCTGAAAATTTATTTCTTAATCTTTGTATAAATTTATCAAACTTGATTTCATCACGAGAAATTACTTGATTGGTACCAACGTCAAATGCGCTATCTGGTTGAACTAACCTAGAGAAAGGAACATTAAGTGCTTTATATAATTTTTTCTCGAAATATTCTACCATTGACATATCATCAAATGCAGCAGATGATGGTAATGTAGTAATTTCTGTTGATTTATTGTCAGAGCGTCTAGGCAACCAGAAATCATCCATCATAGAAAGGAATCTTCTATCATCTCTAATTTCGCCTGTTGTAGCGTCATAAACAACTTTATTTTTATATTTGGTCATAATATCTTTAAGATATTGTTCTGCCTTCATTTTAGGTAGATTACCAACATCAATATAAAAAATACGTCTTTCTGGAGCTCTTGATACTTTGTAAATTATGCTAGCATCCTCGATCATTCTTAATTGATTTAGAGGTTTAATGCATTTATGTAAGTTACTTAATATAATTGATCGTTTTGCGTCTAACAAACCTGATGTGACGCAAATCATAGCGTCTGGGGCAATTCTTAATCCGGAATTTGTTAAATTAGATTTTGTTGATATAGTGTCAGAATAGATATAATATTCAACATAACCAGCAACAATATCATAACCAGTAGCCTGATCTTTTACTTTTCTAATTTCGCGAATTTTTGTAATTTTTCTTGGATCTGTGTATCTTAATTCTTGAATACCTGCATTTGGATTTGCTTTATCAAGAATAATATTATAATACATTCTTCCGTCAACATAATATCTTCTAAAGATATCTTGACCCAATTGTTTAAAATTCAAAAGAGTCAAGATATTATCAAATTCGTCTTCAATAGCTTTTTTTATTTTGGGTGCAACTTTTAGATTATCTAATTTTAATTTTACAATAACTCCATCTTCATTGATAATTGCTTCATTGATTATATCATCAACAGCGCTTTCAATTTCTGGCTGCATAGCCATTTCGCGATATCGAGTAATTAACTCAACATCATTTTTATAATTTGAATCTAAATCAATAGTAGTACCATAATGAGCTGCTGCAGTTATGGTAACTGCACCATCATCTAGTACTGGAGCTGAAAAAGAAGGTAGCACTTCCTGTGCTGGTGTATCTTTCCCTATTTTAAAACCGAATAATGAAAATTTAGCCAAAATAAATTACCTTTTTTAAATATTAATAGTATATTCTTATATATTAGGTTACTGATTTAGCTGACCAATATTGATAAGAGAATGTTACTCCAAATTCTTCTATTCTGTCATTTGAACCCCAGTCAAGAGAAATTGGGTCAACTGTGTTAGGGAACATACCAACAAATTTATATTCTTTGATTGGTGCGCCAGTTTTACTATATTGTGTTACTGTAGCATCGCAGCAATATAGTAATGAATTAATTGCTCCAGCAGCACGAATGTTTTGCGAATGACTGTTTAATTTATCTGACCAAGTTTCGAATGCATTTCTGATCGTAAAATCTTCGTCATTAATAATTGTAATACTCCAATCCGGAAATTGTCTATCACCAGCAAATTTTACTTGACGACCGAAATAAAATTGTGAAGCAACACCAACTATAGATGGTGGTAACGTAGTTGCATGAGCCATAAATGTTAATTTTTGAGATGCAACAGGTGAACTCGCAATAGTTGGAAATGTTAATGCAACTGAAAATAAATTCGGTCTAGCACCATCACCAATCATTGCTGATCTAAATTCTGCAATATTGAACGCCATGTTCGGATACTCCTTGATAAAAAATCGTAAATATTCTTTTAATTATTTATAATGGTGGGTGACGAAGAAATTAACGTCACCCACTATCTTGTTATTTAAAATTTACCAGCAATCTCAGTAAAGTCAACGCCAGTACGAACTGCTACGAAATTTAATTGTATAAAGTTAATTGATCTGGATGGTTTGATATAGATATCACCAATAAATCTATTTGTATCAATAACTTCTGCAGTATTATTTGTTTCATCGCATATTACTTTAAAGTCATAAATACCTCTACGACCTTTTACATCTCTTAAGAATGGTTCAACCATAGATATAAATTGAGCTCTTGTAAACGCGTCATTGAATTCAAATAAAGAGTATTTTGCAGCAATTGCAATAGATTTTTCAAGAACAATAAACAATCTACGAACATTAATACGATCGAATGCAGATGGTTTCATTTGCATTGTTTTATCACCATAAAGAACAATACCTTCTCCTGGGAATGAAACAACTGGATTAATACCATTTTTATATAACTCATCTCTTTGAGCTTTTGTTGGGTTAAATGATAATTTAATAGCATTTAAAATTTGCCCGCGATTAAAGCCTGCAGGAGAGAACCATGGATCTCTAATACTATCAGTTCTAGCGCATAAACCAGCAATATCACCATTTAATGGGACATAACGATATTTGTTGTTATATTTATCGAATTGATATTTCCATCCAGAATCAAATACTGAATATGAAGTTGATGGAGTTAAACTTTGTCTATAGTCAATAATCTTATCAACATTAATTGCATCAACAGCATCAGTTCTTGTCGGAGAAATGAAAGCTACGCAATCTTTTCTTGCATTTACAATATCTAAACAATGATTAGCAATAGTTGCATTTGCCTCTCCAGTAAACAATAAAGAAATATCAACTTCATCTGGATCAGAAAATAAATCATATGATGTTTGAATATCTGCAAGTGATGGAGCGTTATCTGTTCCACCTTTTAATCTTACTGAATAATTATTTACTGAATCATATTCTAATCCAGAAGAAGTAGGTGTTCCCCAATTTGATGTTCCAGTTAAATGATCAGCAACATAAATGTATTTAGAACCGTTAAATACTTTAGTTACATAATAATTTGGAGCTCCATCATCTGTTACTGCATCTTCAGCTGTAGATACATGAGCAAATTTTTCTATTGGAGTATTTCTTTCTCCTGAAAACTTACCATCAGAATCGACAACAATTATATGGATTTCATCATTAGCAACATTTTTTCTTTCTCCATAGATAGAAGTTCCTGGAGCAGAATCAAAATCAGCCGCATATGCCCAACTTGTTGTTGTGGTTGCATTATATTTTGTGTTAACTGCGGTATTTGTTAATGTTAACTGTGAAGTTGTTGAAGTTACTGCACCAATACTTGCAACTGTATATGTAGTTCCGCTTATTGTTATTAAATCGCCAGATGACAAAAATGTATTTGCATAACCTGTATTTAAAGTTACTGCTGCATTACCTAATACAGTATTCGCAGTTAAACCCATTTTTTTAAATGAGTGTGCAGAAGAACAAACAGAAACAGTTAATGAATTACCAAATGCTCCAGGATAACGACCATAAAACGCGCCAAATTGATGTTTAGATCCTGCTGCAAAATGAACTTCGTAATCTTCTTCGTTTGCAATACTTACATTAGTGTTATATGTAGGTAATACAACTGGTCTGTTGGTTGAATCACCAACTAAATTCGCGACAACATGTACAGTATTCCCGCTAACTGTATTTGCTGTCAAAGAAAAAATATTTCCAGCGGAATTAGTTATTTTAAAAACGTCTCCGCTATGTAAATAGTCAGCAACATCATCATTAAATACAACTGTTGTACTATTATTTGTAGTAGAAGCAGTTAAATTACTTAAATCGATAAAATCCGAAATTGCTGTAGCATTAAACGTATTTGCATTATCAATAGCTCTAACTAATCTAAGATTATTTGTATACGCTAAAAAGTTAGCAGCAGAAAAGAATGACGTATAGTTTGTATTGTTTGGTTTACCAAAATTTGCAGCTAATCTGTTTTCAGAATCAACTAATGTTCTGATACCTGCTGGTCCCCAGCTAAATTGTCCGGCAAATGCTCCAACTGAAGAACCGACGCCTGGAACGACATTGGTTAAATCAATTTCTGATACATTTACTCCAGGTGATAATTGAAACCCCATAAATTGTACTCCTTGTTATAAAAATAGAAAATCAGTTTTCATAGAGTTATTTATAATATTTTGCGTTTATGTTTACCAATAACTTTCAACTGGTTGTACAACTTCCCATAAATCTCCATCTTCTAACGTAAATCTATCCATTAATGGATTACTAAATTGCGGCATAGGTGGAACATCAATATCATCTTCTTTAATATAATTATTTTCTATTTGTAATCTTTTGCGAATATCAGTAGATGATAATTCTATAAATAATTTTTGAGTTGATAACCAAGCAAAAATAACTAAAGTCATCGCTAAATCATCATTTGCTCCTTCTTCAGCTGCAAATGAATTATTTGTTGCAATAAATCTAGTTAATTCGTATATTGTTTCGCTGGAATTAATTCGTAATTTATCAGTTTCAATTAAAGTCTTTAAAGTAGTACAACCAACACGTTTTACTAATGGACTCATATTAACGCCATTTTGTGTGGCTTTACCGTTCTCGCTTATTTGTTGAGCTTTTTTGTTTCCTGCATAAACTTTTAATACATTTTCATATTCTAAATCTTGAAATAAAGTATCAGCTACTGTTGGATTATTGTTTACTTCAATTAATACATATGCATTGTTATAATATTCTCCAGCCATTTTAATAATATCTGGAAATAACATTGGATGTAATTGATTATTTCTATATGTAGCTACTTGTGTGTATGGAATTGTTGATACATCAAAAATAGAAAATGCAGCAAAATCCAAGTTTTTCCCTTCTGAGACGTCAACAGTCATTGCATAGATATGATCTTTATCTATTTGTTTTTTAGTTTCATCATCAAATGATTCTTTAACCGGAGGGATAAATACATCCATTTCATTTGGAATTGTTATTCCAGCAAATATTTCATCATCTGTATCTAATGGATCTACTGCAACAAGAGTTTGTAATTTTGAACCATCGATTAATGTATTTGTAGATCCTAAAAATTCGCAATTATGCGATAAAATTCCATTAGTATAATAACATTTATCGTTTCCCGCATCTATGACATCAAAAACTTCTTCTAATTCAAAATTTTCAGAAATAAAATCAATTTTAGAAAATCCATGAATAGTCTCTATAAAATCTAAATCAGATAATTCGCTAATTTCTTTATAACCATCAAGAGTTTTTATTTTATGATCTATAGTACAATCAAGAAAACAGTTATTTTGTGTTATAATCTGAACGGTTCGTTTTTTATGTAATTTATTTACACCTCTAAACTTTTCCCATCCATTTATAGTTTTTATTTTATATTTTGTATTTTTCCCAAACATGTTTCCAACTTTTTTTGGTTAATAATCGCATTAAAGCTGCTGGAGTTAATTCATAAGTATTTGCATAAAACTTAGAAAAACTCCATTCATATGAATCAACTCTACCGTTTCTTTGTGTTATTCCTTCTGACTCTAATTTTGGTCTACTAAAATATAATTCTAATATTTCTATAACTTGGTTTTCTTTTAATTTTGCTTTAGAATTTAATTCCCCAGTGCTATTTTTAGAACGTTTTATTTTTAAATCTTCGGAAACAAATATTTTTTTACCTTTATTCCATGGAATAGTTCCTTTTTTTACTCCTCCAATTCCAGGTCTTTTAATTCCTTTTTGTATATTAGAAATTTGTTCTGTTGACATATCCATACGTTTCATTATCATGGCGCAAGCTCCGAATTCCTCTTGCGCTTGATGAATATTAAAATGCTCGCATATTGATACGCATTTCAAATTGGTAATATCATTATTATTCCTATTACCGTCTATATGGTGTATTTCATATGTTCTTCCTTCATAATCTTTTGGAATACTACCATAATGCTCTTCCCATATTTTTCTATGTTTTGACATAAATATGCTCCTATTATAAATATAATTATTTATAATATTATGAATTCTTAGGAATTCATAAGCGAATGTAATTTACGCATTGTAATTTTTTGTTCATTACCAAATTCATCCTGTATTTCAACTATTGTATCCCCAGTAACGCATGCAAATTCTTGGTTAAACTGACGAGCAGAGGTATTTCTAATCGTAGTTTCTTTCCATAATTCGTCGCGTCCTGGAACTCTAGACCAATGAATATCAACAGCTTTATAATCGCTCTTTTTACTTACCGCATCCATCCACATTTTATAGTATAAATTCATACCACGAGGAGTAGATACAATAATAATTTTTGTTGTTTTACCTGATGAAATTACAGGATATGTTGAAGTAAAGAATTCTTCGGCTAAGTTATTATGAACGTGAGCAAATTCGTCCATAAATACAAGGTTAAACGATCCACCACGAACAGAACTAGCAGCAGTAGAAGCCGCTAACATTTTTGATCCATTTTCTAGTTCAATACTGCCTTTGTTCCATATAACAATACCTTGTTGTAACCACATAGGTAAATTTTCATAGGCTAATTGATATCGAGATAGAATCTCAACAGCTAACGATTTTTTATTAGCTGTTATAGCAATATTATAATTTTCAGTAAATAATGATAACCACAAAAGATAACCAACAGATGTTGTGGTTTTACCTGATTGTCGACCAATCCTTACAATAGAAAATCTATTTTCGTGAAATGCTTGAACCATTTCTTCTTGATAATCATGCATATCAAAATAGACAAGACCTTCATCAAGATTAATAATTTTTACATAATTACGAATAAAATATATTGGATCGTTAACGCACTTTCTAAGTTCATCTGCTTGGTGTTGATCATATTCCCAATTTTCAATACCAGCTCTTCTTAGATTAGGGTTATCTCTATAATATAATTTATTGCTACCCTCAAAATCAATCATATATTATTCTTCTTTTGGTTCATTTTTAATAGATCTTATTAAATCTTTAGTTGACCCAACAAAAACTGCATTTTTAATATTTTGCGTAACAGTTTCTTTTTTCCCTGTAATATCGCGCATTTTCTTTTGAACTTCAAGTAATTCTTTTGATGCATCAACAACCGTTTTTATCATATTACCAGCAACTTCAAAATCTCTAGCTTTTTCTGATTGCCTAGCAATAGCCAACATATCATCAATAGCTTCAGTTCCTTTTGAAATTAAAATATCAATACTTTCTCTAGTTCTTTCATAATCAGTTTTTAGGTCATGATCTAATAAAGTAGATAAATCATGAGTTGATTGTTCTGCAGGTAAAAATTCTGCAAATTCAGTTTCTTCTTCAATCACCAATGGAGGAACATTAAATAATTCCTCCATTGTTTTATTAAATTTTGTCATAATTTATAGTGTATTATCTATGTAAGTTGTATTCGAAGTCCATGGACCGACAGGTGGATATACATTTGGAACAGGAACAACAGATGCTACATATGCTAATCCATTATCAGGTAATTGTCCTATAGTATATTGGGCTGTATTGAATGTAGTTGTAATTAATGAATTGTTTGCAAATGTACCAATAATATTTGTTAAAGTTAATATCTTTGTTCTTTCGTTCCAATCATAAACAGTGCCTCTTGCAGATGCAGTATCATATGAATACCCTTGATAAACTGGTTCTCCGTGTTTGAATGTTCCAGTTCCAGAAGTTAATACAAATGCAAATATTGAACTTGGGATGTATACATTTGTGTTTGCCATCAAAATTGGTACGCGAGCAATTGGAGGTTGATAGATAAAACTTCTTGCTGTAAAAGTTAAAGTCCTAAACACAGATCGAACTGGGGAATCAAATGATCCAGTTGCGTCTTGTTCTTCTGATTCTCCATTAAATGTTACTGGTATATTTTTTATTATTCCTGCTTCCGGAACCATTGCGATTCTCATATTATAATCCGGATTAAAGTGCGTTAAAATATATTCCATTATTTGATTTGCATCTTCAACATTTCTGGTATATAAAATTAATTCAAAATTAAAGTTATATGGGATTGGCGATTTTACGAACATATCGCCGGAAGAACTACATCCAGTTAACATAACTGCAGAATTTAATTTACGATTAACATCTATTTCCATTGATGTCAATCCATATTCAATACGGGGTAACGTTATTTGAACTTTTTCGTGTGGAATATCTAGTCTTTTTACATATTTTTCTTTGTCACCATAAATTATTGGGACAATAATACGCTCTACTTCAATTCCATTTTCATCAAATTTAACGAATGGAATATCTTTAAATAAACTAGCAAAAGATACTGTTGTTTTTCTTATTGCTTGAAATCTATATGCTGCACTCATATTTGTTATGCCTTAATATTTTAAACTGCCGTAATTATCAGATACATCAACAAAACTTGATACTTCAGCTAAAAGCGGTAAATTATCAAATTGAGTTTGGTGTATTTTATCATCAACCGAAGTTAATAAATATACTGAATTACTTGTTGCGCCGACAATATTAACAGGAGAAGTATTTGAAAATTCTCCATTAATATTCATTATAGTTAATATTGTATTTGCAGCATCCCATTCTGCAACTTCAGCGTATGCAGTATGATTATTTGCACTGCCTTGGTAAATAGTTTCCCCAACAACAAAATCTCCAGTTCCATCTTGAACATCAAGAATTGTTTTATATGATTCAAGCAATTCAATAGAGTCAATAGATTCGATGCCAGTATCCAAACTTTCATCATTATATTTGAACGGTTCAAGAGATAACTCATAGTAAAACGGTCTTATTCTTCCTAAAGTATATAAATCTTTAGAAGTATTAACAAATTTAATTTCAAATAATTCGCCAGAATCTTTAAAAAATGGAATAAAAATTAAATTACCTTCTTTTGGAACCGCAAACTGATTTCCAGTTCTTTTCATAAATTCTTTAAATGAAAACTGAATTTTTGTTTGATTTCTAACTTCTAATCCAAATTTTGAAAAAAAGTCTTGTTCATCTCCATAATCCATTGTATTGACTAGATACATATCCATTTTAAATGCTTCATTAAAATGCTTTAAAGGATCGTCTCCATAGACTAGATCTCGTCCTTCAACGTTTGAATTTGGAATATAGTAACCACTGAAGCCTTGAATGTTTATCGCCTCGTTGTAGAGATCCTCGATTAAATTTATCTCGACAGCAGGTTTACCGTAATTCTGGAAATATTTACTTGGCATAATAATTATCCAACTAAAAATTGAACTGGTAATTCGTATCTATCTTGCATTTCAGTTTCTAGTCTTTGTATATCTGCAAATGCTTCATCATATGTTTCTTTACCATTTAATGTCAATCCACCTGGAAGTTGTATTCCTCCAAATTTTTTCATATTATCTCCCCATTGACGTTTAAACAGCGCAGTAACATATTCCTTCAACCAGCGGTCATTATATACACTTTCAAAAGTTTCTGGATCGATTGCTTTATAACCTTCGGCAACTACCATAGAACCAACTGGTATCTGTGATGAACCCCATCCCCAATCTACATATAATCTACCAGTATGACGTTGAAATCTAATTGGAACTTCTCCAGTAAACATTTCGCTTAAATTTTGAAGATGTTGCATTGTAATAGAGAAATTGGTATAAGATGTTGATGTAAAATCATACAATTCATGTAAACGCAATTGATATCTTAAATCAAACATATTATTTTTAGTAATAGTTTCATTTAAAGCAAAGATTTTAGTAATACCTAAAATTCCTGGATCGATATTAAAATATTTTTGATCTACATCTTCTTGCGTTATAACATGTTTCCAATAGAAAGATTCAGTTGCATCAAAATGATAATCTTGATAGAATTGAGTTGCATCATCAATTCTATCTTCTAATTGGTCGTCATCAACATTGATTGTAATGACTGGAGCGCCTAATCTTCTTAATGCATAATCTTTTAATTCGTCTCTTGATGTAACTTGAGCCATGTTGAAATCCCTTTAATATAAACTTTATTATCTATTTATAAGAAAGGGATTAGAATTATTTATTGGTGCGTTGAAAAAATATTATTTATTAATAATATATACAAGTAAAAGCAGTTTTTAAAATAAAACTGCCTAAATATTGTTCACTCATTATTAAATCGTTAACGCAAATGTAAATGAATGAGAAGTTCCATTTACAACAAAATTTAAACTCCACGTATATGTTCCAGGGTCATTAATTGTTACGTATGTTGATGGAGTTTGTATTATCGGTAAGAAAGCGAGATAAAACAGTAATTGCCCTGACGCATTCGCATACATATATGTTCCATCTGCAGAACCGTTATATGTCGCGCTACTCACACCTGAAAGTATAACACTTGGCGCATTAGATACGGTACTATAGTCGTCGGCAAACATTCTAAAAGTATGTGTATGAGAAGGAGAAGATGTTACATTTATATATGCTGGAACTTTAGCAAAAGGAGATACTCCGCCGACAACAATATCTACGCTATTATACCAGTTTCCATTTGTAGCCGCTGTACTACTTACACTATAAGTTGCTGATCCATAATTTACAATAGAGAAGCTATTCGGAGTTGTGTCTGCAGTTGTTGTAGATACAGAATTTGATGTGCTTGATGCTGTACTACTTCCTACACTGTTTGTTGCTTTTACTGTAAATGTATATGCAGTTGAATATAATAACCCAGAAACAGTAATAGAACCAGAATCAGCTTGATTTATTGTTCCAGTTAAATTTCCAGGAGAACTAGTTGCGGTATAACTTGTAATTGCAGCACCTCCATTATTTGCTGGAGCAGTAAATGGCACTGTTGCTGTAAACCCTCCACCATACGCAGTTGCTGTTGAACTAACTGTTACTGTACCGATAGTTGGTGCGCCTGGAACGGTAATAGCAGTTGCTGTTACAGAATTTGATGCGCTCGATGCTGTACTAGATCCGGCGCTGTTTGTTGCTTTTACTGTAAATGTATATGCCTGCGATGCAGTTAATCCAGAAACAGTAATAGAACCAGAATCAGCTTGATTTATTGTTCCAGTTAAATTTCCAGGAGAACTAGTTGCGGTATAACTTGTAATTGCAGCACCTCCATTTACTGCTGGAGCAGTAAATGGAACTGTTGCTGTAGTATATGATATTG